GTCTTCATCTAAAGAACCAACTAAATTTCTAATAGCATCCCAGTATGACTGACGCCATTCAGGACCCATTGTAGTAATCTTTTCAAACTTTGTAGATATCTGAAAGAACTTATTTATATCTTCAATTAAACGTCCTTTTGTGCCAACCTTTAGTCTAGCAACAGATGGGTTAGGAACTGTAAGTCTAATGTTGTCCCAGTTACCAGTTCCGTCAAATGCTTCTTCTAGTTCTTTGGCAAATAGTTTATTTGCATCGTCTAGGCTTTTGCGTCCTTTTGACACTTGAGCAGAATTTTCAATAGCGTTGTTTGCCATTTCTTTTCCGCCAGGAATTCTTAATGTTTTCTTGCCTACTGTTACTTCGCCTTCTGCAAGCAATTTCTTAATAATGCTAGATGACTTTCCACCTGCACCAGCGAGTTCTTCAATACGGGCAAGAACTGATACGGCTTCGCCTTTGCTATTTACACCAGTAAACAGGTAATCAAGTAAGCCTTCTTTTGAGAAGAGCATGTCTTTTGCTGGTCCTTCTTTGCTGCCAGCAAAACGTTCTAAAGTCTTACGTCCGCCACCTTTAAGGAAGTAGTTGACAGTTTTAAGTTGGGCTTCTTTGGTAGGGCCAGTTGCCAATACTTTTTGAACAAAGTCAGAGTTATGCAAAATTCTCATTTGGCTTGCAAAGCCGTCCCACCATAGTTGGTGTCCATAAACTTCTTTGGTGTATCCAAGAGTTTTAATAATCTTGTTTAGTTCTCCATCGCCAGAGGCACCATAGAAAGCGTCTCCCATAAATTCAACATATGAGTTGATCAAATCCATAGCATCTGTTTCAGCAGATAGTTCATCTGCTTTATTGGCCATCTTAAATGATGAATCAAATACATCGTTTCGGACAGTATCAAATTTATTTAATAGGCGTTGCCATCCAGCGCCATCTTCCTTGCCGAAAGCCATAGCCATAGCGGTAAAGGGATGGTTGAAGAATGAAATGTGACCAGATGCAAATACACGGATTTGCTCTTCAGCGATGTTACGAGTAATGTATGCTGGACGGACCATAACAGATTTCTTCCACCATGCTGTAGCATTCGTGGCATAATCAGTTATAGCGCCTTTTGCATTTTTAAACTTTGATACTTCTCTAAGGAATTGTTGAACTTCATCACCAGATGGAATCCATACAAAAGAGTTCAGTAATTCAGAGTCTAAGTGAGAACTATGGACCTTGATAAGTTTGCCACCAGATACCATAAATTCAATATCTGTATTAGTGGCGTGTTGTTCTGCCCAGAAAGCCGCTGTATTTTTGCGTTCAGTTTCAAACACTCTTGTTGCTTCTTTAAGTTCCGCTAGTTGCTCTTTAGTATAATTTGCTTTTTTAGCATAGGCTTCAAATACTTTATCATATAACTTTCCTGAAGCAGCATAGCCTGCTTTTACAGCATCATCTGAAAGTGCAATCTCATCAAGTAAACCTTTTATTGTAGCATTGTCTAGATCGAGAGAACGCGCAACGTTATTTACAGTTTCAACAAGTTTATCAGTATCATTTATATGAACTAAAGTTCCTTCAGCATCTGGAGCATAAGCATTATACTTATTGGAAGTCCAAGTATATAAGTCATTTGCATCTTTAAAAATTGCTCTTAAAACAGGGGCTCTAGTAACAGCACTGGCTACTGCACCAGTTGCTGATGATATAATTCTTGGTGTTTTACCTTTTACAAGTGAAGATAGGGCTCTTGTTGTCTTGTTGCCCATCTCTAAAGAGCGTTGAACGACATCACCGCTAGCAATGTATGGAGCAATAGCAGAAAGAACTTCTTCTCTGGTTGTGGCCCTAGATAATGCTACAGCCTCTTGAACTGTTAGGTTACCTTTTGAGAGTCTTTGAATTTGTTGCCAATCATCAATGTCAGCAATTGTATCAATTATGTGATCGCCACCAGGACCTGATAAAAATTCAGCAATACCATCATAATCGATGTTTACATTCTTGAACTCATCTTCGAGCCTTAATTGCTTCTTATAATTATTTAAATAAGTGGTTGTCTTTTTAGCCTTGGTTGTTACACCTGCACCGTGAACTGCTCTTAAAGACTTTTCAGTTCTAGCAATAGCCTCGTCAAGTTGGGCTTTAAGTAAAGATGCTTCTTTTGCTGCTTTAGCGGCACTAAAACCTTTGCCGCCTTCTGCTGCTAAACGCGCAAGTCTTTCGGCTTCTCTTAGTTTGCCTACTGCAAGAAATGGGTCAAGGGCAATGCTTACGCCTATGTCACCAATAGCAGTAATAAATCGTGCTGTTGTTCCCTCAGCATCGCCAAGTGGCTTTGTAATCACAGTGGCTAAAGGATCAAAAATAGAATATGGACGATTGTATGTCTTACCATTTACTTGGAAAGACTGCTTAGCAACCTTCATCTGTTAAATCCAGCACCAATCTCTTCAGATGGAAAAAAACCAGCGCCTAAATCTACTTTGCCTTCTTCAATTAGTTGCTTTGTTGCTTGAAATAATGTTGATTGTCCAGGTGTTTTTTCAGCAAGATTTTTATAAAAAGTAAAAGCACTTGCGTCTGTTTCTTCTCCTGCGCGTTTTGCTCTGAGGTCAGAAATAGCCTGACGCATTGGAGCACCAGCAATTTCTAAACCTGTTGATCCAACTATTGTAACTGCACGTGATAGACCTTTAATACCAGTCCATGCCATACCATACCAGGTATTATTAAAGCGTTCAGTCGATAATCTATTAGATTCTTTTTTAGTATCTAACTCACGTTGAATTTTTGTTTGCTTGTCAAGTTCCATTAGGTTGTTGACCAAAGCGTTGTTAGGCATTGCGCCAGCCTTAGCAAGGCCAGTAATAAGACCAGCAGAAGCAGTTGGGTTGCTCTTTAGAAGGGCACGAAGTTTTTCACCTTGTGGACCTGTAACTAATTCGGCAGCCTTAAGCGTATCCGAATAGTCTGCTTGTTCTTGGGTTAATTGTCTCTCTTCAACCCCGATGAGAATAGGTAAACCGTTGGCATCTTTACCAACTTTTGGTAGACTCATATTCGCCCTTGGTTGGCGGAAACTTCAAGTATATATCTTAAATCTTGATTTGTTGGGTCCATCATATACATAGCCTGAACCATTTGAATTGATTGCTCTGGTTGAGGAACTGACATAGCAGGCATTGGAACCGCATCTGGACCTATTGGTGAACCAAAAGAAAGACCATCTGTTGGGTCTCCTTCTGGATTTAAATCATTCAAACCTTGCACTGGTGGAAGTTGTGGCGCAGTCCGTGTTGAACTTGCAACACCTGCTACTGGGTCTCCTGCTAATGGTGCTGATTTTGCGGTATTAAAAGTTGCTTCTCCTTGGCCCTGAGGTAATCCAGGCACATACATTGCTTTCTGAGTATCTGATGCCATTTGACCATTGCTTCCATTTTGAGAAATATTCATTGGGTTATATTGAGGACCGCCATTAGGACCGCCGCTCTTGCCTTTAACTCCAGCCACGATTCCTCCTACTTAATATGTCTAGGTTGTATTTTAGATAAATAAGGTCCCGCTGTAAATGCTGTAAGTTTGCTTGCGATTTCCATTGCTTCATAAGCATCAGCGCCAGCATGTAATGCACCAAGTGCATATGCTGCTCCAGAACCTGCCGCATAGACTCCATGTTCAGTTTTAGATACTGAGCATTCTTGATCTATGTCAAATATCTCGCCTCCGACTGCAATAATAAACTGGAACCTAAGTTCTTTATTATCTTCATCAAAGTTATATCCATTATCGGATAAACATTTACGTAGCGAAGGCATAGCCTTTGCAATCATAAAATGATATAAATCTTTTTTATCTGCTTTAGTTGGAACTGGTGGTTCCCATATATGCTGTGCTACATCGCAAGGAAGAACTTCTCCTGAACCAGCAACTAGATATGGACCACGTTCTGCAATTTTCTGAATGTTAGGATGTGAATATACAAATCCACTGCTGTCAGTAGTTTGACTGTCGGCAACAATAATTGCAGCGTCTTTATGCTCTATACCAATAATCGTTGTCATTGTCCCCTACTTAGTTATCTGTTTCTATTGACCGTTCTGGCACTTGAACTTGCTTCGCCGCTACCTGACATAGATGCGAATAAACTTTGGATTGTTGGTGGGGCACCTTGTGGCGCTCCTTGCGGTGCACCTTCTGGGCCGCCTTGCATTGCTGCTTCTGGAGGAATAGAGCCTCCTACTGGAGCACCAGCGGGAACAGGGGACGTTTGCTCAACCGAAGGAGTGGCCCCAGCAGGAGGAACCTGTGGCGCGAATATGTCCCCAATGGCATCTTCAACAGTTTTGCCACCTTGACGCGCCTTGATAACCTCCGCAACCTTACGAATAATATCACTTGGGTCTCCCCCTTGTGATGCCATCTGTGGGATTGCTTGGGTATATGCTTGAAGTGAAGCAATAAGCGCATTACGCATATCTTCAACTTCAATCTTTTCTTGTTCTTGAGTAACATTCACATTGAATGGTAACTCACGCATAGCCATATCCTTAGATATTAACTTGCCACCTAATGCTTGTAGCATGAAGATAAGTCCCTGTGCTGGGTTAAGACCAGCCAACATACCATAGCGGACATCTGCAGAGTAGTCTCCGTTGATATCCTTGCTTGGTGTGTATGTAATTACGTATGGTGAACCAGCATCTACACCGCGAATTGTCTTCTCAAAATTGAAGTAGGTTTCATCTACCTCAAAGCATAGAGCGATTACATCGCGTAGTGCTGCAGCAAAGATGGCTTGAGATGATTTAACTTGAGTATCAAATGCTCCCATGAGAGCCTGCACACCTTGCCCAGTAACAACAGATGCGTTGATGTTTCCAGTTCGTCCTTCTGGATAACGTGCTCCAACGCGGAGTTCTTGATTAAGTAAATTCTGTTCAGTAAATGCGCCTGCTGGGATATTCAAGTCTACACGACGAACACCAGCGGGATTTGCTGTGCGGATAACCGCATCTCCACCAAGTTGTAGTTCTTGAACATCTTGTGGTAGAACTATAGGAGACTGAACTGACTTCTCAGCGGCTTCCATAGCAAGCATAGCAAAACGATTGCGAAGTAGTTGGATTCCAAGAACATCGTCAAACTGTCCACGCATCTCGGCGTCAATAGAAGGCCGCTTAGCAATAACTACCATCATCTTACCAAGAGGGTTCTTGGCTTGAGATAGAACTAAGTTCTGGCGTGATGGAACATAGACTACTGATTGCTCTTTGTCATAGTAGCGGAAGATATCAATCTGAGTATTTAGATCCTGGTCAAAACCTTCTGGGCCTAGTAGTTGCCCCCTATATTCAGGGAATTGTGATACAAGTTCCCCAAGAGTCATGATGTAACGCTTAGCGTATGCTACACAGCGACCATAGCGGTCAAACTCTGGATATGCCTGGCGTGGGTTCTCAATGCGAATACGAGGTAGGCCTGATGGCTCATCGATTTCGATAATGAACGGAACAAAGCCGTATGTGATGTAGTAATCTGCACCAGTATACATATGAACTGATAGATCAGAGTTTACGAAATAGTTAGAGGCAATACGTGTGCGCTTGTCAGCAAACTTACGAGCCTTATCATTGACTGCATTTGCTGCAGAGCAGTTGATTGTAGGCAGTGGAGCCATTACTTCAGATAGATCTCGGGCTACTACGTCGATAAAGTTGGCTACTACGTTAGCATCTACACCATCTGGAAAGAAGTCTGGGTA